CAACCGACCAGACTACCGTGATTACCAGCGTAAGATGTTTCACCTCTTCATGTACGCCTATACGACCGAAGACGCTTTCTACAAGCACAAGGCTATTTACCGGGAAGAGGGTAAGATCAAAACAAAGTACTCAAACCAGGATGTTAAAAACGTGGTAGAGGAAATGAATGAAATGGGCGTTGAGTACTTTATGGAACCTAACGTAAACGTGACGGTTGGAAAGGGAAAAAGAACTGTTCACGGAATTAACTTTGTGTCTGGACGACGTATTGCTAAGACCGCTATTGCCTGTTGCTTCTGTACGTGGGGAACACTAAATATGCCTGATCAAACATTTATCATCCAAGCGATGAACGAGGATCAGGCGGTCAATAAGATATTCATCAAACAAATTCAAACACCCGTAAGCAAACTTCCCTTCTTCTTCCGACCTTATTATCGCGGTAGGATCGAAGCAAAGGAAGGATTGCGTTTTCAGTATGAAGGAGCAATCGCATCAGCAGCAAGGGCAGGAATTGTCCCAGAGCAAATGGAATGTTTTATCACGCCATTACCGTCGACGGAAAAAGCGGCGGATGGAGAGGCGGAAATCGCATTTGTCTACCGTGATGAGCCAGCGAAAAAAACGGACGCGAAGGCGGCGGACCAAAACATCCCGACGTGGTGGTACAACACGATGAAACCAGCAATCGAGCGCGGAGAAAACATCCGTGGATTCTGCATCATGCCTTCCACTGTGGGTGATATGGATACTGGGGGTGGAGCGCAGTTCTTCGATATTGCTAATGATTCACACTTCTCAGATAGGAACGAAAACGGAACCACGCCGTCGGGACTTATCAACTTCTTCCTGCCTGGTTACTACGCGGTCGAAGGGTATATCGACGAGTACGGGGCAAGCATCATTGACGACCCTAAGGAACCTGTTATGTCTAACGAAGGCAAGTGGATTACTAAGGGGGCGAAGTCTTACCTGTTGAACCAAGCAGATTACTTTGAGCGCAAGCGTGAATGGCAGAAGCTGATTAAACTACAGCAGAATTTCCCAATGAGCTGGAAGCAGGCGTTTGCCGTAATTCCCAAGGACATGGGTATGCCCATCGAGAAGATGCGTGACCGTATATCGGAACTTAAATTTTCACGCACCCCAATCAGCACAAAGATTAATTTCAAATGGGTTGGCGATAAGTTTGGTGGAGATGTTTACGTAGACAATGATCCCAAGGGTAGTTGGACTATGACGTACCTTCCACCTCAAGACCAGCGCAACAGAAAAACCATTGTTACCCAAGAAGAAGGATACATTAGTCCAAAAGACAGAGGGCCAATCTATGCTCCGGATCCATCGGTAATGAATAAGTTTTTCCTTTGCTGTGACCCGGTAAAGTTCCATAAACGAAACACGGTAGGCAAGAAGAAATCAAATGCGGCAGCAGCGGTTTTCTACAAGCGAGATAGCCAGGTTGATCCCGATACCAAGCCAAGGAATGAATGGGTTAGTAATGACTGGGTATTGATTTACAACAGACAAACTGAAGACAAGGCCGAATATCACGAGGAATGGTTAAAGGCGGCTGTATTTCTTGGAGCGTATGTCTACCCTGAGTGGCCCGACGGGGAGGCCCTTGTCGAATACTTCAGAGACAATGGGTTTGATGGATACCTTTTGAAAGACCTGGGATCCGATGGAAAGCAAGACGGAAGACCGGGAGTTTGGGCTGGTGAAGCCGAGAAAAACGAAATGGCTGGAGACATCATGACATTCTTCCACAACAATGTTAAGTACGTGAAAATGTGGGAGATAATTGAGGAGTGGAGCCAGATGAGAGGTCTTGATGATTTGACTAACCATGACTTGTGTGCAGCAAGCGGATGGTGTATGAGAGCCATAAAAAGCAGAATGCCAGACCTTTACAAAGAAATATATCAACCAATAGAAATAAAAGGCGGATTTGCAATGTTTGATGTAGAATGATTGTTTTCAACTATTTAATAGAAAAATGCATTACATTTGTCGTGGTTAACCAAATTTGTAAGATATGATATTGCCACAGATAGTTGGTAGTATGTTGTTTCCAAACGACAACATACCTGAGATCGATAAGCTGAAGCCAGAGTTTGGTCTGCGTTGCGCGAGAGCGTTGTATTCTCGTTTTTGCGCTGGCGGAACATATTTTACGTACACGCAACTACCTGAAATGCAGGAGACTAGAAACTACGGAGCCGGGAATCAGTCTCAGGAAAAGTACAAGAATTGGTTTACTAACGGATCACCAATCGGCACAAGAGGCATTACTCAAGGAGAGGCTTCAGCTTCTACAAAGGGGATGAGCAAGGCTCAGAGAAAAGCGATGGCTAATGTGAGCTACGACATTTTCTCGCCAATGCGAAAACTATCGAATGTTCTTCTATCAATTCTTGCAGATAACGATTACAAACTTGATTGTGTTTCTCTTGATAAAAATATCATCAATAAAAAGAAGCGCAACAAGTATGACATCTACGCTAAAGCGAATTTTACGAATCCGCTAATGAAGGAGCTTGGGCTTCCGGAGTTCAAGCTGCCGTTTATTCCAAAAGACGAGACCATGCTTGAAATGGCTGATCGTCTGGGATTCTTCAAAACAAAGTATGAGGTTGCGTTAGAGAAGCTGGCTGAGGCTGGCTTTCGTTCTTCTAACTGGGCTGGTCAGCGAATGGATTTTAATCGTGACGCGATTGACTTCCACTTTCGAGCGGCCAAGATTTACAATGATCCGATTACCGGTCAGGTAAAATTCAACTACATTGACCCTGCTCGTATGGTTATGCTTTGGAATGAAGACAACCAGGAAGAGCCAGTAGCAATTGGTCACATTGAATCTGAAACCATTCAGTCAATTTTTGACAAGTTGATTGACGCTGGTTTTAACGAGGCTCAGATCCAGGCTATGGCCAAGTCATACGTTCCTTACCAAACAAACGTATCAACCATTCCTCAATGGGCGTTTGAGCGTAAGGATTCCACCACAAACCGTTGGGTTTGGATGGACTTCAAGGTTTACGTATTGAAGTTTGAGTATTTGTCTACCGATTACAAGCAGTACGTAGAGCGGGTGAACAAACAGGGTTACGGAAACTACATCCGTAACAATAAACCGGTAGATGAAAAGAAGAAGAACCCGAACGATACTTATGATGAAGTAGCTTGCAACTACTGGTACGAGGGTTCTTATATTATTTCCGGGACCGGTCAGGATCGCATTTATGAATGGAAGAAGAAGCCCAACCAGATGCAGAAGGGTCTTTCTCCAATGAGTTCGTATGTAATCCACCGCATCAATGGTCAATCCCCAACACGCAGCGTGAAGGGATTGCTTGATGACTTGATGTTTGCTGTATTGAAGTTACGGGCAGCTGTATGGGCCGCTGCTCCAAAGGGATATAGAATTGATGTGGGCGAGGCCGCTAACATCAAGATTGGAGGTGTAGAGTACGACCTGTTCGACCTCATGCACATCCACCGTCAAAACGGTATTCAGATTGTCGCAACGAAGTTTAACGCGGCAACTGGTAAATATGTATCTCAGCCGTTGACAGAAATGGACAACGGTCTTGGTCCACAAGGACAGGAATGGCTTGCTCAGATTGCAAACCTTCAAATGATGATCAAGGATCTCATGGGTATTCCAGACGCAATGGCCGCTAGTCCTGACCAGTCTGCGGAACGCCTGGTGGGAGTAATGGAAGCTGACTATGTTGCTGGAAACCACGCCAACTGGCCGCTTCGCGAATCTGAGCGTCAATTTAAGCAGAAACTTGGTGAGAGAATTATCCACCAGGCTCGAATAGATATTGAATACGATCCAAAGATCCGGGAGTTTTACGAAAGTATTATTGGGGAAACCATGATCAACGCCCTGGATGACATTGAAGGATTGTCGTTGGATCAACTTGCTATTTCTTGCAAGGTTCTTCCAAACGAGAAAGAGAAGAGCGCTATTCTTCAACGCGCAATGCAGATGTCTCAAATGCCAACCAAAGACGGCGCGGTTCTTTTGAGTCCGTCCAGCGTAGAGCGCGTGGCTCAAATGCTAAAGAATGGAGACATTGACGAGGCGCTTTGGTTTATGGCAACAGAAGAGACAGAGGCCCGTGTTCGCGAAGAGCAACACGCACAAATGATGCTCCAGCAAACTATCCAAGGCCAACAGCAATCAGCGCTTATGACCGAGCAAGCCAAACGCGAAACAGCAATGCAGCTTGCACAAATTGAAGTCAT